TATGGCATCCGCCCTCGTTTCATGGATTTTAAATCCATGTCAATGGAAGAGTTGCAGAAGGAGGCCGACCGGGTCGCTGAGGCTGCTCGTGAACAATATGAGCTTGAAGTAGCCCAAGCCGAGGCCGATCTTCGTGAGTTCAAAGAATTGGTCCAAAAGACCATCGACATGGGTGCAGGCGATGAGGACACTGCTCTTCGCTGGTTGACTCAAGGTGATGTATTTCATCACGGACAAGATGTCGAACATTGGGTTTGGAACCGAGGTATTCTATTTACTGACTATGGCCGTGAACTGGTCAAGCGGTTGGAAAACATTGTTGAATTTACTACATGGGAGGCAGCATGATTACTTACGAGGGAACTGAAGTTCCGGAATTAACCCGGATTAACGATCCGATTGACGATCTTGATATTAAGCAATATCGTATTTATCTTGCGGATAAGATTGATGAGGATATTTCAAACCTATATCAGGGTCCTCGTCTGCTACGTCGGCGCTTTGGCCTTAACCGAGATGAGGCGATAGAAATTTTCTATGAATGGTTCGAGGAAACTTATCATGATTAATACTGAAACTATTTCAATTGGCTTGGCCGTATTTCTTCTAGTATTTGGTTTTACATATGCAATGCTGTCTGCAGCAGAACTGCCTGATGTTTGGTTTAGTCATTCCACTGGTGAGTGTGTCAAAGTTCTAAACTATGTTGAGGCTGACCAATATTCATGTGAAAATCTTCCTGAAAAATTCCATCACGTATGGGTGGAATAATGACCACATATAAAGTAGAAGATTTATTCCAGGATGATCCAAACGATGCAAACAACGTTATCTTTACTATTCCAGAGGAAATATGTGAGGAGATAGGTTTAAGACCTGGCGATACAATTGAATGGGAAACCGATAATGGTTCCTTGGTATTCCGTAAAAAGGAGCAGACCAGAGAGGAGTACGAGGAGATGAGAGCACAAAAAATCCTCGATAATCCTGGGTTTGAGGTAGAATGAAATTTTCTGATTTTGAAAAAAGAAAAACAAATTCTCCCATTGGAGAACAGGTAATTTTAGATTTTGGAAGGTGGGAACTTAGTATTGTTCGTAATGAGGCAAGCTACGGCCACCAACAAAATCTCTGGGAAGTGGGTGTTTTTAAGGATGGTTCTATGGTGGAGGCACCTGGAATTACTGAAGCTGGTGATACCATAAAAGGATGGTTGACAGAGAACGACATTGATGTTATTATAAAAAAGATGGTCACAATGACAGGAAACGAACCTATTCAGATTTAGGAGATGTTATGAGTAAAATGGGTAATGTAATTGTACACATTCAAGAGCTTGCACAGCAAGGTGTTCCTAATAACGAAATTGCAAAATATACAGATACCTCTATTAATTTTGTAGATGATGTAGTGCGTGATTATTTTGCTTATGATTCTGAGCCTTATTATGAAGGTGATTATGAAGATGAGTGACAAATATGGTATAAAAATGTATCGTCCAGATATTGGCTGGGTATGGGTCACTGAAACAAAAACTAGTCGTTTTTTAAAAACATCTAAAACGTTTCGTAAGGAATTTGACACAGTTGACGAGGCAAAAAAGTGTGCAGTTCAGACTGCTGGAAAATGTGTTGTTGTTAAAATTGGATCAAAGGATGAATCCATGTATCCTGGTCCTGAAAACTTTACTGGGAGTTTGATGTGAGATATTATACACTTGAACCTAAATGGAAAAAATCCGTATATGAATCTGAGCGTTTCAAGAAAACACTTGAGGATGGTACCACCGTATTTGCCACATTAGAAACATGTTGGCGATGGGGGAAATATTTAATTCAGGTTCCAGAGACAAACGAGGAACTTGACGCCTGGGCTGAAAACCGAGATATCCTTGTAGAGGATTATGGCGGCTATGACGAGTGCCGAGAAGCCTTAATGCCTGACGATGATGAGGAAACGACTTATCACGAGCTTGATGATTATGATTATGAACTGATTGAAACCTGGGATGGCATTTCAGAGGAGTGGCATATTCATGCGTGGGGTCCTTCTAAGGATGAAGTTCATGCAAACATTGATGAATACGTAGAAGATCTTGAAGAGGCCTGGCAAGAAAATTACAACGAAGGTGTAAATGACCTCGGTTATGATGAAGATATTTTCTTTGTTGAAATTCATTGTCCAATTATTCTTACACCTTGCGACGAGAGTGGTAACCCTCTTGAGGTAAATAACTAAAAAAAGAGGTTAATATGGCAAATACAGAAATAGAAGAGATTGACGATCCTCGGATGTCAGCACTGACAATCAATGATATGATATCAAAGGGGATATTTAGAACGGTACCCGGTGAAGATTACCAACAGGCCATTTTACAATGGGACGGTGCCTTTCAATTTGTGATTAATAAGACGGAACAATCAAACACAGGCTACGAATTGATGACGCTTGGGCCAGACTTATTTGAGGAATCTTGGCCGTATGATAACGAGGCTGGTGTTCCGGAGGCTCAAAAAGCAAGAAACGCAGGCGGTCTGGAAATCAATAAATTAATTAAATTACTTATTAGAACAGAAGGCCCTTTGAGAATTATAGATTAGGAGAATATTATGTCCTTTTCAATCAAACACGCCAATATCTTTAACGTAGATGAGGTGGTGAAGATTTATGAAAAGAAAGATGGTGTACCAATAAAATATGTATGTACGACCGACCTGCGTCAGTCTGATCGCCCATATGATGTATTCTATAGGGAAACTCCTCACCCAGAATTTGGTAATAGATATTTTGGTTTGACATATTCATACGAAAATGATATATTGATTACCAATGCTGATGTCATTGAAGAACTAGAGTTTGCGATGATTGAGGATAGGGATAATAATCTATGGTATAGTCAATGTCATCATGATATGCTTGTTATTGATGGGAATATGATTGACGGCGGCAGAGAATATGTCAGATTTTCTGGTGAATTATTTGGTACATTTGCAGTAAAAAATGGTGAGTTTGAACTTAAAATTAAGGAGTAATTATGGATAATAATGGTGGTCTACCCACGACAATTACAGACAAGGATCGCAAGGATATTCAAAATGCTCTGCGTGAAATGTCAGATTCAATGACTCGAGTGTCAGCAGAAAAAGATCTGCAAAAAGATATTGCACAAAAAATGCTCGATGAAATTGGTGTTCCCAAACGAGAGTTTAATAAATTAGCAAAAATTTATCATGCGTCCAATCTCATGGAAGAGGCGGCTCGAAATGAGGAATTTATGGAATTTGCCGAAGCAGTAATGGCACCATTCGAACGCCAGATTGCGAGTGACAATGGGTGAAGTAGCAACAGCAATTAGTATCTTAGCCGTAATTATAATTGGCTTTTATATTATCGCAGTAACAGAAATGAATAAATGATACGTTGGTATGATTATATCGCAACATTTATAGTAGCAGATTTAACAGTCGCACTTTTCTTTGGTGTACCTATTTTTGGTGGTATTGCTGCATATTTTTTAGTCTTTCATGTTTGGGATTATTATTGCGAATGGCGAAAAGATATGGAATAAAAAAGTAAAATTAACTATTGACATTTGTTTTCATATGATATAATATGGTTATATCAAAAGGAGACACGGAATGTGGAAAAGATTTTACAAAATTACAGTTACTAACGAAGCCGGAGTTGTTGTTCATAAAGGAGAAGAATATTCTGGTTATGCAACTTCAGAAGAACTTCTCTATCTTGACCGTAAATATCCTAACTGCAAAGTAGAAGCAGAGTTTATTGAATACGAATTAGAAATGGAATAAAAAAAGGGAGATCCGAAGATCTCCCAAGTTTGTTGGTAAAGTGGGGCGGTTGATCCGCCCTTCTTTTTATTATCAGAACAAGTTTGCCACACGTACACGACGGTAGTACTTGTTAGCATTAGCTGTAAGAGCACCAAGACCTTGTGCATCTTGAACTGCGCCTTCCGCGAATGGGTTTGCAACCATGCCGTAGCGAGTTTTGAACCCGATTTTTGGCTGGAAGCTGTTCTCACCGATGGCACGGACCATCTGTAGAGGAACGTATGGGCAGTAGAACAAGCCTGCATCAAATGCAGATGAACCTTTGTAACCAACAACCATGTAGTTTGAACCAGCATATGGGTCAATGTATACACGATAGCGGCCGTTAAGAACACCAGCAAATGTGTTGCCTGTGTCATCAACTTCCAAAGAGTTACCGTTAAGAGCAGGTGCATAGTCAAGTACACCAGCCATTTGAAGAGCAGAAGCTACATCTGAAGAACAGATAACCATGTTACCTTTTCCACGTCTTGTGTCTTTTGCGATTTGGTTAGCTTCTTGTTCAATTTGGAACATAAGTCCTTTGAACTTCTCAACAGACCAACGGCCGTTAGCATCCACATCCAAGTCAAAGATGCCTGAAGAAGCAGTGTTTGTAGCACCAGCAGAAGCAGTGGTGTAGATTGTACGAACAACTTCACGGTTGATCTCAGTCAGGATTTCAGACTGAAGGATGTTCGCCAACTCAGATTCTGCATCCAAGCCATGAACTGCCTTAAGGTCCTGAGCAAGTTCAGTTGTGTATTCTGCTTTCAACGCACGTGACTTAGCAGCAACAGTAACCTTCTCAATAGAGAATGCCATTTCTGCATAGTTTGTACCGTTACCGTCGCCTAGAGCTTCAGCCGCAGCAGTTGCCATACCTGCACCTGTGTCAAACAGTGAAGTATTACCTGTGCCTGCACCACCAGTTGAACCAACCTGTGCACCTGTACCTGCGTGAGTTGTATCTGCCTCACCATAGAATGCCTCGTTACCCGCTTGAGTGTCATAGCGTGAACGCATTGCAAAGATAAGACCTGTTGGGCCAGTCATTGGCTGAACACCACAGATATCATATGCAATCAAGTTTGGCATAGAACGGCGAACAAGTGAAATCAACACTGGGTCATAACCAGCAGTTGGTCCACCTTCAGGAGAGCCTGAACCGAAGCCACCAGTACCAGCATCATTGGTAGGAGCTTCTGTAAGCATGCTCATGTTAGCAGAAAGATCACCAGATTCCTGTAGGGCTTTTTCTGTGTTCTCCAGAATTGTAGCCGTTACGGACTTACGGTGAGAGTCCTGAATAGGTGAAAAAGATTCGTGCTCAAGGATTGGCCCCCACTTTTTCACAAGCTTTTGATAGTTTGTCTCTGACATATTTCTATCTCCTTGTTATTATTTGATTACTGTTAATATTTATAAAAATTTAATTTTCAATTATTTTCTTGCGTTGAGCGCCTCAACAAGAGCGTTGACAGAAGCATAGTCAGAGACTGTCTTCTTCACCGTTTCCTGTTCTTCTGTGATAATCTCATCTTCCTCATCAAGAACATCTTCTGTTGTCGTAGCCGAGGTTGACTCCGAGACGAAGGTCTCCCTAATTGTGTTGAGGTTTTGAGTATACTCATCAATGTCTGACGTATCAAGTGTTTCAGCAAGAGTACGTAGTCTCTCTTTTTGAGTGACAGTCAGATCGGAAGTAGATTCCTCAAAAACTTTAGCACATTTTAGAGAGGCAATCTCTTTTGTGAGCTCAATATTTTCATTAACGACCTCATTGGCACGATCATTAGATTCTGCCAATTCCTCTTCCAAATCTTTGACGATATCAAACTTCTCGTCATCGATTTCGATGTTATGCTCAGTGAATAGATCTTTCAATCCATCCATAAGCGATTCTGCCATTTCTACCTTGATTCCGGCTTCAATAGCAACTTCATTCTCTGTCATCCATTCATTGACTACATAGTCAAGATAGGAATCAAGATTATCAACGATCTCTGTAACCTTTGATTCAACAGCTTCAGACAATTCAGTTTCAAGCTTTTCGTTAAGCTCTTCTTCGATTTTCTGAACACGAGCCTTTACAGACTCATTAACTGCCGCTTCAAAAACAACGGAAATCTTAGATTTAAATTCTTCTGAAAGATCCATGCCTTCGATAATTTGTTGGATTGATTCCTCAACCTCAATTACCTCTTCTTCCACAACTTCGATTTGCTCATCAGTTGCTTCAACTTCAGCATCTTCCTTCACACCACCGGCTTTATCGCCAGCAGCAGGTGTTACGGCATCCATTTTTTCTTCTGGCTTGCCTTTCTTCTTTTTGTCTTCGCCACCGGCTGGGGTTACAGGCTCTGGTACGCTTGAAACACCGTCATCGGCAACGAATCGCTTTCCTTTATCTTCTGCCATTGGTATTCTCCTCTGTTCGATTATGAATTATTTATTACTAAAATATTTATAAAAATCACTTTTTTAACGAAGAAATAAACGTTTCAAACATCCGTGCCGCAGCACTTTCATCGATCGTATGTGTGATTCTGTTATAACGTACTTTAGCTTCCTTCTGTATTTCCTCAATAACCTCTGCAACTTCTTCTTGGACCTGAGCAGGCAACCAAGCGTTAGAAGCAATGTCATAATAGTATTCCACATTTTCCATGATTCCATTTACAAAGGCGCTAGGAGCAGAAGGATCAGTTACGATGTCAACAGTTGAAAGATGAAAGTCTGGTTGTACTTCCATAATACCATCTTTAGTTTGTTTAACGGAACCTAAGCCTCTTGTGGATACACCAATTTTAACCCCTTCATCAATGAAGGTTTTAACAATCTCACCCATTGGAGTTCCAAGAATTTTGGCCTTACCATAAAAGTTAGAACCATCTCTTTTCAACTCAGTAATGAGGTGCGAAACTCTGTCGCCGTTGATCTGTGGCCCATCTGGGTGGCCAAGTTCACCAAGCGATCTTTTTTCGTTAATAAAATCTTTTTGGTATCTTTGCATTTCCTTGTCAAGAATGTCACTAGCGTATACTCGACCGTTACGATTCTTGATATCGCCTTGCATAAAAATACCTTCGATGAAGTAAGACTTTTTGCCTTCCTCACTTGCTTCGGTAAGTACCTCGCAATCTGTAACCTCGGTTATAAGCTTCATAGTAATATACCTTTTCTTTATAATTTTATTTTATTTATAACTTATTCAGCTTCCTTTGCAAATGCAATAATGTCCTTAAATCCTTGTGAATCCTTCATCATTGTGGATTCCATTTCCTTACGGTTTTTAGGATTTAGAGATTTCATTACGTCATTTAGCATTTTAGCTTCCTGAGCAGATACCTTGACTGATTTGCCATCTTTCAACCTCATCATCCCAGGCTTCACACCTTCCTTTAGAGACGATGGTCTTTTACCTGACAAATAATGATGTAAGGCTTTTTCATGAGCCGCTGCATCAGCTGATTTATTAGCACCAACAGTACGTGTAGACATTAGAGCTTCTGCTGAGTCCTTATCTGTGTCTCTTTGATATACGTGGTGATTAGTTGTGGCACCTGTTTTATTATTTGTAACTTTGACATGAACTGTATCGCCGTATTCACCTGGTTCATTGTGATGTGGGATTCCAGCCTTTGTCATCTTTGATCTTTTTGCCGCTACGTGAGATGGAGCACCTTCACTGCCACCCTTTTTCTTAGGGCCGACCGTAAATGTATAATGTCCATGGTCCACAGTACCTTCTTCCAATGCCTCATAATATGATGAATACATTGGATAACCAGCCGCCAATTTAATGATATCTTCATCATCGTCATCATCATGCGGAGGTTCATATCTCTTACCTTCGGCATATGCATGAAGTGTTTTCAATTCGCCGTGAGCCGCGGCCAATTTGTTCTGGAACCATTCTTCTGGATCCATTGTGGTATCCGTAATAAAGTCCTCGATTTCTCTTGCAGCATATTCAATGAATCTTAGTTGACCGACCATCATAGGAATCTCTTCAGATGGATCCTCGTTCAATTCAGTAGATTCATACTTAGGAGCCCGATCAAGTTTTGCCTGACCTTCTTTTCTCTGAGAATGAGCCTGATCATAAGCCGTTTCATCCTGGCCTTTCATATAATCAGCCAATCGCTTTTTCGGCATTGCCTTTGGCTTGTAACCTTCCTGGTCACCCAAACCTAGCGGATCAATAATCTCTACTTGGTGTTGGTCTTTAAATTTCTTTTCCTCGGCGCCTTTGGGCTCTGCGACCTCAGAAAGAATGTTTCTAAACCTTTTCATTTTTCGATTCCTATAAGTTGTTTAATTTTTATTTTATTTATTAAAGTTCAGGTTCTTGTGAATTATCAGTATCAATGTCAGCATCTGGATCTGGTTCAGATTCCTTTTCTGCATTCATTCTTTCCTGTTCTTCTTTCCATTCATCTTCCGTGAGCTGAAGAACATTTTTGACAACCCATTCTCTAGAATAATATGTACCAACGTGATCCTCTACCTCTCGTAAGGTAGACATACGTTCTCTAAGAATTTCCGCATCTTTGAGTTCATCAAAGTAATTTTCTTGAATAAAGTCATAACGAATATTATTTCTGATTTCAGCAAAATCCTCTGGTCCCATAATACCTTTAAGAATAAGCTGCTTTTCAAGAATTATACTGAATAGCCAAGAGAATCGAGCACGAAGCCGCTTTACAAACTTACCAAATTTAACCTCATCACGACTGATCTCAGAAACACGACCAAATGAGTACATTGTTTCCGGCTCAAGTCTTGATAGAGGAACTTTCAATGACTTATACAATTTCCGTTGAAAATACTGTAGGTTTGTATCATCGGTTAAACCAGCCGCATTTCCACCAGCCATAACGTCAACCTCTGTTGATCTTTCCCCGCCTCTACGTGGGAACCAAAAGTCTTCTGTCATGGTCATCATTTTACGAGAATCAGATATTTCACCAGTGGATGAGTTATACTGAAGCTTGTTTTTATGGCGAATCATCATATCTCGCAGATATTGTTCAGCCTTCGATTTAGGTAGGTTCCCAACATCAATATAGAAAATTCGTCTTTCAGGAGCTCGTGTAAGAGTGTAAATGACTGTAGCATCTTCGAGCATCCTTAATTGGTTTAATGGTTTAATTGCTGGGTGCAAATTTCCTAAAACCATTGAGTTATTTTCGTTCATAATACCAGATGTTACTCGAGCAATGGAATCCTTTGAGATTCTATAACCTTGAGTATTGCCACCACTGGCACCAGAATTTGTATTAGTAAACCCACTCTCAGAATATAGATAATATTCATTTTTTAGTTTTTTGGTCGGCACACCGGAATGTGGATCCTTTTTACGTTTATCAACCTCTTTTACAAGTTTAATTTTTCGTGGGTCAATATAACGTAATTCGATAATACCGCGCTTTAGATCATCATTGTCAATAATAATATGATAATTTAGTCTTCCGTCAACATAGAACTTACTGAATGTATCATAACCGTTATTAGTAAAATCAAGTAATCTTAAAACGTTTTCAAATTCTTCTGATACTTTTTCTTTTACCTTATCCGGCAGATCCGTATCTTCCAAGACAATCTCAACAACCTGATCATTAACATCAATAGAAATTGCTTCGTTTACAATCTCATCAATGGCCTGCGCAATTTCTGGTTGATTTGCCATACCACGATATTTTGTGACAAGCTCAGACTCACTTTTAGCAGCACCCTCCATATCAAGAAGAGTGCCATAAAAGCCACCTAAAGCATTACCAACTGTAATGGCACCATCATCATTAAGAGGCTCAGCGAACGAAACCGGGGCATTTTGGGCCTCGTCCACTTCCCTCTTTATTTCAAAGCCGAATAATTTCAAAATTTTATTCCTTCATTAATATAGTAAATTATGTAGTTGGAATACCAGTAACGCCCTCAACTCTCCATAGATCGTATTGGAAGGTCACTGAAAACTCCTCGATTGTGTCTGTAGCACTCCAATCCATTGGAATTCCTTCGACAGCAATTGGGAACATTCCTTCAAAAATATATGAACGTAGTGCATTACCATCTTTACTGAATTGTGTAATGACACCATTTGATTTATATTGTTGTGGAAGTGCCCTTGTATTGGCATCATGCGAATTGATAGCATTTGTCCAGGCTTCCATTGCATTTCTGATAAGGAAATCCTCATCATTAATAACCGTTACGGTCCAATCCTCAAAAACTCTATCTCCTGCGTATTTAACATTCCTACCGAAGTATGGAACCGTATAGGCACCCAAGCTAGAGCTTGGGATACCAGCGGCACGTACCATGAAAGGAACCTTAAAGTCGGCCTCGGGAGCAATAGGATTCAAGATTTGACATTGGAAGAGCGTAGGACGAGCGCCACCACCGACTAGTTGTGATTTAAACTCGTTTATATTAAAACTCATATCTTCTCTCCTCGTTTACTTTTATTTATGTCAACTGACCGACAATCTCATCAAATTCTACACCACTTCTTGTGGCCACGAATGTCAATTCAATGACGTTGATGGATCTAGCAGGTTTGATAAAGATATTAGCCCTAAACTTATTAGCATCAACCACCGTTGGAGTATTTATTGATGCATCCGAAACGATACGGAAGTCAATAATACCTCTACGCCCTTGAATATCTCTTAGGAATGGATCAATTGCATTTTTAAACTGAGTTTGAGTAAATTCGTCATTCAGTTCAAATAGGAATGATTGAGATGCATTCGCAATGGCTTTTTCAACTGCAATAAACAGTCTGCGAACATTCAGTCTATCAAATGCACTAGTTGTTCCAAGCCCTGTCTTATCACCAAATAGAACAATACCTTGTCCAACCTGTGAAATTACTGGGTTAACATCCGCTGCATATAGCTGATCACGTTGTGCCTTATCTGGATTAAATGCAAGTTTAACAACATTTTTGATAACACCTTTTCTGAAGCCAGCAGGTGATTCCCAAGATTCAACACGAGCAGCAAGACCGGCCATATCACCATTCAATGGAACCCAACGATATACGTCGTTATACTTATCGAAGCGATATTTATAGCCTGAATCCATAAACCAATAAGATGAATTTTGGATCTTATTACGATACCCAATAATTGCATCTAGTTTAGCTTGAGTTGTTGCTGCAGTAGCACTTGTTCTGTCTGGTGAAATAAATGCAACCGCATCCTTTCTGTAATCAACGACATTTGAAACAATATAATTTGCCACATTACCTGCAGTATCACCTTTACCTTGCATCACGAATTGTACATCAATTTCGTTTGCATTTTTAAATGTATCATACGCAGGGCCTAGATCAGCAATGGTTGCTGCTGATTCAGATCTGCCATCAGTACCTTCAGCAAATGTTTCATATGCTGTGGTGATAGCCTCAAAAGTTGGTTTATCGTTGATTTTTACCCATTCTGATCTATTATTAATTACTGTTTCATAATATTGATCAGTGCCATCGCTTAATTGAGCGCCAGCCACTTTTGATACGTTGTTATATAATTCCAAAACAGTACCAGCTGCACCGGAAATATTACCATCTCCGTCAACAACAGCCACGTGGAAATGATCATTAGAATCAGCTGCTTTACCAAATAGGTTAGCATATTTCCATTTTCTTGTAATTTTTAGCCTTGTGGCCTCTGTTTCTGACATTGTATAGTTTTTAGCAAAACTAATTGTCACGTTTTCTGCAGCTGCAAGATTAGCATTACCAGCGTCGTTACCAGTCAATTCTACGCCTGTTGAATCAACTGATGTTGTTGAAAAGGCAGAAACCTCAAGTTCCTGATAGCCTGATCTGTCACTACCGATAACAATAACATCACCGACGTTAAATGCATCAGTGGTATTAGCACCGCCTGCATGAGCACCCAGAAAATCAGTATTTGCAGTAATTGGGTGTTGGAATGTATACGATGATGTGTTGAATTCAATATCATTACTCGGTGCTGTATTAGCAACTGCCGAAAATGCTGTATGTAATGCTGGAATATCATCAATTACAACACTTTCAAAGTCGTCACCTCTAGCAATAGCAACCTCAATAGAGTTACCAACTGCTCCAGGATATTTTGCCGCAAAAGCACCCACGGTTGAATTTGCCGTATCAAGTGCCCCTATGGAACCTGGCGTGGTACCTTCAACATAACCTGGTGCTGCAGTATTTGCATAGGCAGTATCAGCTGTAAAATATACGTTATCGCTACCGGTTGCCGTAGCAGCACCATTATCAGCACGTGATACAAATAATGGACTACCATATGCTAGAAAATCGGCTGCGGTAAAAAATGTCTCAAAGTTATCGTCAGTTGGTTTACCAAAACGATTTACTAATTGATCTTCCGATGTAATGAGAACAGGTTCGTTAACTGGACCCCATCTGAAAACGCCGGCTATTGCGCCAGGCGGTGTTGCGATGGCCGGTACTGTTGCCGATGCGTCCACCTCTCGAACAATGACGGAAGGACTTACGGTAAAAGCCATATCTTTCTCCTTTATATATTATTTTAGAAACGGTTTCTTTTTCAGTTCATGTCACTATGTTTATTTATAAAAATATTGTTTTAATAAGTCCAATCACTGTCCACCGCCACGAAGCCTTCATCGTCACCGTAGTCATCGCCTACATCAATAAAGCCAAAAGGTAGAAGATCTTCCTCAATTTGCTCTTCAGTTTTTTCTCTTAGTGCCATCATCGTATTTATATCGGTCATATCTTTAAAATATCCCTGGTCAGTGAGCCAAGAGAAGATAACCAAATTCATGACCAAATCGTCGTGCGAACCTGATTCAGCCTCATATGAAGATCCTTTTTTTGAAAATCTTGATAGTTCTTGGATAGTATTAAAATCCTGCAATAATAATTGATTTTGTTCTATTAACATTTTCAAAATAGAACATCCAATTGATTTAACGCTTTTGGTTGTTCTAATACCATTATCAACTGCTTTTCCAAATCCACTAGATATTCTTTTTCCACTTCGTCCTGCATTTTCTGTATAAAGAATATTTTCGTATCCATAATCCATTAAAAGTACATCGGCTACTTGCTCACCAATGTCATTTATTTCTACTAATACTGCTGCTTCGTTATAAAAATTCCCTATTCTATATATAACACTAGCGAAATCAACCGGTGTTACAAAGTTATCTCTAAACGTACACACTTGTCTGTAAGGCATCTGTGTAATATCAATAACATTGAATGTCGAATAATCCAAACCTTTACCACGAGAAACGTCAACCGTCATAACGTACACGTGATCATCTATTGGTTTTTCATATTGGCAAATATTATCTTTTTCTAATATGGGAC